TTGCACCTGCTTTGACAATTTTTCTCCTGTTTCTTCTTCTCGTTTAATCTTGGTTGCGATGTTGTCAAGCTCTGTGAATTCAATAGGTTGTAGGGTTATAAAGTATAGGTTAAGGAATATATTGTTAAAAGAAAGTATATCGTTTAGCCCTTCGATAATAGCCTGCTGGAATGGACGAATAACAATGTTGTCCATAAGTATGGAGGCAGTACGAAGCTCCTCAGCGTTGTTACCAAAGCCTGTGTTATCCTTGATACCAAGCAAGATGGGGGACACGATACCATGCCCAAGCATGATCTTCTCCCTTGCCTCATCAGAAAAGAACTGATACTGTGCGTGCGCATCAGGCAAATGGATAGGCTCTATAGTGGCCGCATCATCTGAGTTTTCGTTAAAGTTTAATACGAACTTACCAGCGTTAGATGATCCACCAAACTTCTCAATTAACTTGCGCTCGATTAACTCTTGGGTTTCCTCATTAGGGATTCCATTATTAAAGTTAACCATAAGAGAGGGCTGTAAACCATTCTGAATATTGTTGATGTGATAGTTTGCCACCTCTTCCTCCAATTCAGCATACTGAAGACAGCCATTATAATCGACAGGAGCATAGTAATAAAAGCCTGATTTGTACGGTTTAAATACATAAAGTTCTATAAGGTCCCCCTTGCCACCATTACCAAAAGTAGGTATGCGCTTAGGGTTGTCTGACATCTTAATATCGGACCACTTAGGGTGATAATAATATGCCTTGATCTTTCCATCCTTAGCCTTCTCGGCGCGTAGGGTCTCCATAGGAAAGTGTACGATCTTGCTGACGGCTGTCTTGGTTTTGTTATAGATCACCTGAACGGCACCTTGACCCAATAGCTTATAATCATTAACTAGCTTCCTCATGCAGGTAGGCTTGACCATAAGTTTCATCTGCGCATACTGCTGTGGTTTCTCAGCGCTATCCGTAGCGTCTAAGCCTCTACCGTAGATCATGTCGCTAATACCGTTGATACAACGAGCGTTAGTAGGGCTGCCTAAGTACTTCTCTATGAGTGATTCGAAGTAGTCCTGACGATCATCACCAGTAAGATACAATACCCAGTCCTTTCTATCGTCCTCTATAATCTCAGGGGACTGGTACCCACTAAGATTTACAACCCTTGTACTTCCGCTGTACGATTTAGGCTCCTGAGAAACATTAACTAGTCTTACTCTATTCTTTGCCATATTATAATACTATATATTCATCCTCTCCATTGTTATACTCTGTGTATATGTCAGGAAGGGTATATACTCTATTTTTCTCCACCTCCTCAGTTATGTACACGATGTCCCTATAATAAACATTGGACGATGTGCCAAACTCTATGGTGTATATTTGCGCCTCAGTAAGTGTAGCTGATGGCGTTAATTCGATCTCTATGAAGTTTCCATTATCAGAGACCTCCCATGTAAAAGACGCGCTATCATCAACAGCATTCGTCTCGTCATTGACAAACGTAACACTAGCACCATTCCAGTCTGTAGATGAGAACGTGGATGGTATAATGCTAAACGTTTGCGCTCCAGAAATAGGTCTTAGCTTTATCACAATAGGATAACTAAACAGCCTGTATTTTGTTTTATAATGAGCAAAAAAAAGAGGGCCGAAGCCCTCTCATTTCATTTGGTAACTGCTAATTAAACGTTAGTACCTACTACGATTGCTGTAGCTGTGGTGGCCGCAATGTCAGTAGCAGCATCCCCTGTAGAGGCGATGAAGTTAGCTGGTCTGCGCTCCATACCTGTCAAGGTAAGAGTATATCCTGAAAGATCTCCCATAGCAGCACCTGTTACGATAGTACCACCTGTTACTTCCATTCCATGCTCTAGTCCAGCAACAAATACGTTACCGTTATAGTCCTCTACCAAAACGTGAGGGCGACCAAAGGCTAGAACTTTAAGCTCTTTGTGGTCTTCCTTAGTTAATTTGTGTAGGGTAAGTTCTAATACCTGCTCGAAAGCAGTAGTCCCATTCTCTCTGTTAGATTGGATGTTCTGTGTGAAAGAAGAAGACCCTTTTACTTCATACTTATGAAATTCAGGATCCCCACCAAAGTCAGATATAACATCATCAGCCTCTGTAAGAGCCCCTAATGCGTCAAAGTCCGCAAAGTAGATAGCGTTTATGCCGCCTACAACGTCTTTGCAAGGTTCTTTTCTTCCTAGTGATAGTGTACAAGCCATAGTTTTATTAGTTTTATTAAAAAAGGGCAGGTAGGCTCTTTACAGGCTCACCTACCCCTTTTTGTTATTAATTAATTGTTATTAAGAGTAGATTACTACGTCCTCTAATACACCAATCTCAACACCTGCGGTTGCTCTCATTACCATACGGACGTTCTGAGATCCGTCGATGTCGGCCATATCTATAACCTTAACCTCGTTGTGGTCAGCTAATAGACCAGTACCGAAGAATAGGTTAGACTTCTCAGCAGCAACAATCTTGTTTGATGGAAGACCGTTAGCAACAAAGATTCTGATACCGTCAAAGGTAAGACCAGCTCCGTTGTACCATTGAGTACCGTTTCCTCCGATACCGTTAGCCCCTACGTCAGTGATAGATACGTTAGCAGCAGACTCTTGAAGAGTTACTGTAGAGAATCCACCAAGAGCGCGTACATAAGCACGAGCTACGTTCTGAGGAACATAGATAACTAGGTCTTCTTTGCCATAAAGGCTGTTTGGAATAGCGTCAGCTACTTTACCAAGCTCAGTGATTACGTTGGAAGCAGTGATAGTAGTTCCAGATACCTCTTGTGAGTCAGGAATAGAGGCGGTAGCGTTAGCTAGTTTGTGGATAAATCCATCAAATAAAGCATAACCAGTAGCCCCACCTACTTCACCATTCCAGATGGTGTGCTCAACAGTCTCAGCAACCTTAGCAGCAACTTGTCCGATTAGGAAGTCTGCGAATGTTGGAGGAAGTTGATCGTAAGCAGAGTATCCCATTTGGATAGCCTCCCAATCAGAACGGAAGTCTTTCTTACAAAGCTGTAAGTTAACCTGTAGTTCAGTTGGAGTAAGGATTCTCTCAGCAAGGGTTATCTTGTCTGCAGAAAGCGTAAAATCACAAGTAGCAGCAGAAAGAGAATCTGTAAGATCTAATTTCTTAAGTACTTCTTGATACTTTACGTTAGGCTTGATGGTGATAGCACCTTGAGCCAATGTGTTACCTGATAAAAGAGCGGCAGAGATATACTGACCAGCAAATTCACCAGCATAAGTTGTAGTCAACGAGTTAAGTGAGTTGTCTACGTCAGCTAAGTTTAATTTTCTCATTTTAATTACTTTTTTATTTGATTTAATTGTGCAAATACTCTGTCTATTGTAGACATTGGGCGCTTAGAAGCTAAACGAACGTTCTGTTTAGTAGACGCCTCTACTTCTGGTGTGTGAGCGATGGGCTCTACCTCTTCTACCTGAGAAGAAAGCTCTTCCTTTGATAGTTCTTCTGAAGGAACTTCGATCTCCATTTCTTTAGATCCCATTTCCTCCATAATCTTGTCATACATGGCTCTCATCTCTGCTACGGCAGCGTCAAGCTCATCCTTAGTAGCAAACTTTGGCTCTGCTACTTCTTCAGAGGGCATTTCATCCTCCATACCTTCTTTGTCTTCGTAAGCCAATTTAGTTGGCTCAGAAACCTCCATCTCGTTTACTTCCTCTTGTGCTACTTCCTCAGCTTTCACTTCAGCAGTATCTTCAGAAGAAAGTAAAACCGACTTTAGTTTTTCTACGATTTCGGTTGCTTTCATAAATTCAATTTATATTAGGTTAACTATTACTTACTTAAGGTGTTGTATTTTAACGAACGTCAAGGGTTAAGTCTGTCCATAGTATCTGGGAGTTGTGGTCTGACTCAGCGTAGAACTCTATAGTACCATTCTCAAATCCGTTGGCCACAAAGAATATCCCTGTCTGATTAATGCTATGGTTTCCTTGAACTTTAAATGCTATATTATCAAAGTCGTAGGTAGATATTACAGTACCTGATGAGTTCTTGAACTTAGCCCTTAACTTTATCTCTGTGTTATTAGAGGTAGTGGTGATTGAGGAGCTAAATCTGCCATGAATAATACTGCCTAAGTCCAATTCCGTCAAGTCAATAGCGTTGCTTGACAACAATGCACCATCTACATAGTAAGGCTTATAGGTAAGGAGTGTTTCGTCCCCTGCGCCATTATTAGTTAGCTGCGTCTCTGTGTTAGCGGTAATCGTTTGCTTTGTAACAGATCCGTTCTGATAATGAACCCATCCGCCTACTCCCTTGATAAGGTCTGTAGTGAATTCCCTTAATTTAGCCGCTGTAATGGCGTTGTTTGAGTTGGTAGCAAGGTTTAAATCCTGCAATGCCTTTAGTTGTGCACTATTCATATCTTATTGTTAAAGTCATCATTAAAGTCATTGTTGAAGGAGCCATTGGCCACACCATTGATTAGCCCAATACCCTGATTGATCATGTTGCCATTGCAACATTTTCTGCTATAGGTCCCATCAGAGCATAGGCACGCGCGTCTAGAGCCTCTTGGGCTTGTTCTGCTTGGATTGTACCTGCTTCTTCTCATCTTCCTTGTCCTCTGTAGGGTTTCTTATAGTTCTTAGAAGACTTAAGCGTGCTGGTCTTAGTCTTAGCCTGAACACCTACCTTCTTTGGCTTCTCTACCTTATTTACTACCGTCTGCTTAGCCATTAATCTCCTTCATTTTGCTAATAGCCCAGTTAACGCCTGCTGATCCTCCCCAAGCGTCCCACATTAGGCCTCCACATCCCTCAGAATACGGCACATCCTTGTTCTTTTGATGACGCTTAAACGAAGCCATCCTTGAAATAGTAGAAGCAGTTAATGCTTCGCCACTAGCAAGCTGGTTTGCTCTTTGTTTACCAACCGCAGTGCCACAAGAACCCCAACCGTTCTCTTCAGCCCACTCTAAGGCTCTTTTAGCGTTGTTTTTAGCTGCTTGTGGATAGTCACTATAGGTTTTAGCTAAAGATTCAGGAGAAAGACTCTCAAGAGCCTCTAATAGCAAAGAAAGATCTTGTAATTCTGTTATCTCATCAGCAGATAGCTCCTCTTCAACCTCTTCTTTAGGTCTTTCTAAAGTATCGGCAAAATAGCCCTCAATACTTAGTCCCTTATAGCT